TTTCAGTTCGCTAAATATTCGTCTATGCAAATCTTTAACTTAACATAATATACATCGTATAAAGTAGGAAACGGGTTCAGCCGCGTTTGCGCCAAATGTAGCGACTGCCGCGCCAGTCAGAACCAACGCTTTTTTTAGGGCACTTTTCAGCAATTCGGCTTTAGCTTTCCCTGAATATTGTGCTATCAAAGCTCTAGCAACCCATTCAACACCCTCAAGCCCTGCAAGGTCTGCCATAACGACTTGATCGGCCACCGGGCAGGACTTTTTTCCATATCGCCATTGGCTCACAGTCGACCGGGTTACGCCGAGAGTTTTTGCAAGCTGGTAATCACTACCACATTTTGCGGCGGCTTTGTCGATTAGTTGATCTAAATAGTCGGGTTTTGTGAACATTTCGTGGTGTCCTTTAGGTGTACTATTCGAGCGTGTCTTTTTAGGACACACCCGGTTTTAACTCCCTGTCAATTTTTGACATATTTTATAGGCCCTGCAATGCTTCAACCAATTCAAAAGTTTCTACCTGCCCTTAAAGGCGGCGTAAACCTTGCAGGGCCTACGCCCGGGCAGGTGGAAACCATCGCGGAAACGTTTCCTATCACCATGTCTGGCGATGCTTGGGAGTCTGCCGCTTTATTTTTCATCCGTCAACGGGGAAACCCTGAAGCATGGGCCGAAATTGCCGAATTTCTCAAGGCTCAAGAACTCGCCTCCTTTGGTCTGCGCATGATGCCAGCGCGTAGCGCGTCCGGGGCTTCGAGCGCCCCCGGCGCTCGTGCCTTGGCCGCGCGCAGCGCCTACCCCGTTGGTAATACGGGGATAACTTCAACTATCGTTAACGGTCGTGCAAATGGCTAAACAATCCCTTTCCCCTCTGGTGATGGATGGCGATACCGTCAAGATGCGGCTCTTGGCTGAACGTCAGGATTCAAAAAATGCGGTTCATGTCGATTGGGTCCGTTTTACCTGCCTCGTTCGTAATGCTCCGGTGCCCTCAGTGGACATTCTGTTTCCTAATGCTTCTGTCGCTGATGAATGGGACATTGTTAGGGGTGGCTCGGGTAACTCTGCTGTCCGGCTGGCTTATTTTGCAAAGCTGTTGCGTGAGGTTCCGAATTGTGAGTTTGGCGCTTCTGCTCAAGCGTTTGAGCTTGCTGAATCGCTGTGCCGTTGTCTCGGTGAGGGGTTCATTGTGGAATCCGAGCTTAAAAAAGGCATGGATTTTTACAAATTTCGCTGGTCTATTACCCTGAATGGGGCGGAGTGTGCATGGGTCGGCTTCCTGTCAAGCTCTGACAGTCCACGCCAATCAAAACAAGCCCAAACGATTCACGCTAATGTATTCGGAACCGCTTGCACATTCGCGGCGGCTGGCTGGCGTGATCGTGTCGCTGATTTGATCGACGAGTGTGAAGCAACGCTCACCCGGGCTGATTTGGCTCTCGATTTCTTTGATGGGTATCCTGGCGGTATTGAGGCTGTGCGTATGGCATACCGGGATGGGCTTTGCAATGTCGGCGGTCGCAAGCTCAAATTTAACCTCGTGGGCGATTGGGAAAATGGCCATGACCGGTCGGTTTATATCGGGTCGCGTGAAGCTGGAAAGATCACCAACATTTACGAAAAAGGCGATCAGCTTTATGGGGAAAAAGCGGGTTCGGATTGGGTGCGTTTCGAGCTTCGCTACGGTAACAAATTGCGCGTTCTCTCCTCTGAATTGCTGCGTCGTCCTGATGACTTTTTCGCGGGTGCCTCGGACTGGCATGAGTCTGTGATGCTGCAATCCTCTGTGGTGTCCGGTGCTGAAAAAGTGCCTTGCAATGTGCGTTTGCCTGTTGAAACGGTTTCGGCTGAATGCTCCCGGGCTTTGCGTTGGGTCAAGAACGTGGCGGCGGCGAATCTGGCTCTGGCCTTCGAGTACTTGGACGGAAACGAGTTTCTGTCCATCGTCACGGCGCAAAAGCTCCCGGGTCGGCTGGCGAAATTCTCACGCGAACAAATCCGCGCGCAGTTCTCACCAGCACTGAAAAAAATCAATGATTTCGTTCTCGTTCCGGTGGCTGGAAAAGTCAACGAAAAGGGGCACTCCTACATGTTCACAGTCGATAGCTGCCCGGCTATCGGTTAACTGCAACCAGGGCGATTAAAGGACAAATATGAAATTCACAAATCAACCTTCTCTGTGCTTCGGAATCAAAGAGTCAAAAGGCGAATTCGAAGGAAAAGCTTTTTCTTCGACTACGTTCTACCTCCCTGCCGATATGGCTGCAAATGGCTCGGGTCGGGCCTTGGGTGTGGTGACTACTCCTCACAAATTTGGGGATGCTTCCGAGTTCTCAAAATGGGCGCATTTGGAGCATTCCTTCCCTGCTGGTGGCTTGCCGGTCTTGTGCGACTTCGATGTCGTGGCCGGTCGTGATGCCAACGGCAAAGATGCTGCGAAATTGCAGCTGGTGGCTATTCGTCCTGCCCCCTCTGCTCCGGCTGCTAAGGGCTGATCGTGCGGCTCATCATCCAGTCGCAATTAACCGGGCGCTTTCTCGCACCGTCGATGGATGGTGGGGAACCGGTATGGGTTCGCTCTCTGCGTGAGGCTGGCGGCGGTGTCTCGGCTGATATGGACTCGTGCGCCCAACTGATGATTGATAACACGGACTCTGATGATCGGGCTGTCGTTATTGACCTCGATCGTCTTGGCACTATCAACGATTACTAAGGGGAAATCATGCAAAACGAATTTGGCGATGACGAACACTTCGATGACGACGAGTTGTTGATTTGCGATGACCGCGGCTCGAACAACATCGAAGAGTACTCGGGCCTTACGTCGATTCTGTTCTGCGTCGATTTTGGCGCGGTCATGGAATTGTGAGATTAACCGTCAAGCCTCGCGGGTCGGGGCTTCGCGGTGAAATTCCTCACCACTTTGTTAAATCAACTTTGAAAGGTTCGTCATGAACAAAAGTAAATCTCTGGCCCTCGTGGCTGCTGCTGGCTTGCTGGCTGTGTCTGGTTCCTCGTTTGCCGAGATCGACGTTTCTGCTGCCACCGCTGGTATCAGCGATGCGCAAACGGCTGTCTTGGCTGTGCTGGCTGCGATGATCACCATGGCTGCTGCTATCTATGGTGTCAAGAAGGTTCTGCGCCTGTTGGGCCGTTAAACCTGGTTTCCTGATGCCTCTCGCATGCGGGTGGCATTGGAAAACTCAAGGGGTTAAATCATGGGGTCAACTGTTTCCTGTCCAACATCTACATGCACACTGGTCATTTCGCCTTACGTCGCCACGGCTGACGATTACGAGGCGATCTCCTTGATCTTCGGTGCCATCCTGACTGCCGCATGTGTCATCTGGGGCGTCAAGAAACTCTACAACCTGATCGCAAATCGTCCTGAGTCCTGATCATGTTTGACATCAATCTCCTGTCCTATGCCTTCGGTCTTGGCTTCCTTCTTTGGCTGCTTTTCAAATGAAAATCATCATTCTGGCTCTGGCCTTTCTTTTCTCGTCCGGTGCTTTTGCTGCTGATGAATGGCGTCGGGGCTATGTCTATAACCCTGCGAGTGCGTCAGGCTCTGATATTTGGTTTGGTCCAGGTGGACAAGTTGAGGCGGGTGCTGCTGCTCGCGGTAAAACGGTTTGGTCACAAGGTGGTGGTGGTACTCGTGCCGTTGAATCCGGTGCTGTTGCTTTGCGTGATGGTCGGGCAGTTACTTTGACTGCTCAGCGCACTATTACTGCTGCATCTGTCTTTGCCGGTGCTGCAAAATTTGCATCTGGGCCTTATGGGCTTGCCGCTCTTATAGCCGTGCCTTTTTTTGTTGAGTGGGTGGCTGGAGATAATGCAGAACATATTCGTATCGCTCCTTCATTGACTGGTTTGGAGAAAATTGATTCCACTTTGTGCACTGTTGCCCCTTGTTATTATTACAACAATACGAGTATTTGGTATTCTCCTCCGATGGTACAGAGGAAGACATCTATTGAGGCATGTATGGAGTTGGTTTCTTATGTCAATTCTACTAATTGGGGTGCTGTTGCTCCTATTTCTATGACTGGTTCAACTGAAACTACTTGTTCTGTACGTAATTCTTCTGGTTCCTGGGCTCCTACTATTTCAGTCGCAAAAACGTCTCGTGCTGTTGACGACCCGCAATGGAAACCAGCTTCAATGGACGATATTGCACCTTATATGACTCCTCGCACGCCCCCTGCAATGCTGGTGCCGTATCTCCTTGACAAGGGTATTACCTTTCCGGCGACTGAGGATTCAATAACAGGGCCTTCTCCGGCTTTGGCTCCATTGCCTGAATCCAAGCGAACTACTGAATATGCGAAACCGGCAGATATAGTTTCCTCTCCTGTAATCACAAATGGTAATCCTTTTGGCTTGCCATCAAATACACCGACAGTAACTAGCTCTTCAACAGGTTCCAAATCACTTTCGCCTACATCTAGCTCAACAATAGGCCCGAATCCTTCGCCTACGCCACATACGCCTGTTGTTACACCTACGCAAACTGAGACTATTAGTAACTATGACCCTGTAACTGATAAAACAACGTCAACAACAACAACTAAGCAGGATGCTGCTAAGCAGGAAACTACAACAACAACTATTACTAATATTACTAATACAACAAATACGTCAACTGCAACAACAACTATTACTAATATCACCAATATTACAAATACGACTATTAATCAGCCTATAGGCCCGCCAATTGAGGATGTTAAAACTGGTCCTCAACCTGAGGTTGATCCGCGTTCTGAGTGCGAAAAAAATCCTGACACTATTGGTTGTTCCAAGTACGGCACGCCAGTGGCAGAAGATCAATTGGTAAAGGAGACGGTAGCGGTCACGGTCACGCCGGTATCGTTTGCGGGTGGTGCAACTTGTCCAAGTCCAATTAGTTTCAACGTGGCCGGTCACCAGTACGCGGTCGAGTACACGCCACTTTGTGAAAAGTTGGCAGTTTTGAAATTCCTTTTCTTGGCTATGGCCGGGTTCATCGCTGCCTATGTGGTTGCGAATATGTTTAAGGTCTGATGATGGGGACGCTATTTACCTTTCTGATGGGTGCCATAGGGCCTATGGTGCTCCGTGCTTTGACAATGCTTGGCATAGGTACGTTGACCTTCACCGGTGTCACGGCGGCGCTTGATGGGCTCATTGCCATGGCCCAAAGTAATTGGGCCTCAGTGCCTTCTGATGTGCTGGCTTTGGGCTCAATCGCTGGCATTCCTGAATGCCTTGGAATCATTGCCGGGGCGTTTGTGGCTCGGACTGGTATGTGGGTCGCGCTCTCTGCTACGAGGTGGGTCACTCGATGATTTACCTGATTACCGGCGTTCCGGGTTCTGGAAAAACCCTCTATGCTGTTTCCACTCTGGTGCAAAAGCTCCTAGCTGAAAAGATCACGCAAAAGGATGGAACCCAAACTGAGCGGCGGCTCGTGGTCGATGGAATCCGTGATCTCGTCATTCCGCATGAAATGATGGCAGAGCGTCCAGAGTCTGAGCTTCTATTTGTGCCAAACGGCGGCGGCGGGAAGTCGGCGCAAATTGAAAAGCCTGAGGGTAACGGCCTTTGGAATTGGTTTGAATGGTGCAAACCCGGTGACATCCTGGTCATTGATGAAGTGCAGCGTTATTGGCGACCTCGTGGCATGGGCGTTAAGCCTCCGCCAGAAATTGCCATGTTGGAAACCCACCGTCATCTCGGGGTGGATTTCGTCATCATTACCCAGAATCCAATGTTGATAGATCAGAACGTCCGCCGGTTGGTCGGGCGGCATCAGAACATCAGGCGTCTGCTCGGCATGGCTCGGGCTATTGTCTATGATTGGGACTCATGCGCGGCTGATGTCACCAGGACAAAAACGGCGACGAGTTCGATGTGGGCTTATCCAAAATCGGCGTACAAGCTCTATTCGTCGTCGGTGCTGCATCTCAAGCAAAAACAAAAAATCCCGCTATGGCTGGCGGTGCCTGTGCTAGCGGTGGTGGCTGGCCTGTTTGTCGCGCCGATGGCGTTTGGTACGCTGTCCGGGGCGATGACCGGCAAGGGTGTCAGTTCATCCAAGCCAGTCGATAAAAAAGAGTTCTCGCTGCTGCCTGATGTGACCGCTGGTGTACCCTTGGCCTCGGCCTCTGCGCCTGTCGGTGCTGTGGCGCCTGTCGGTGCTGCTTCCGGATTGGCGCCGGGTCTGCCTGAAAATCGGCTTTATGCTGGCTGTATCTCGTCAGGTAAAAAATGCACTTGCTACGATGACACGGCTAAAGCGGTCGTTGTCGAACCCGGCTTATGTGGGTCTATTCTTGTCGGTGCTTCAACGGTTCCAAAGCAACAAATTGACAATCTGCTCTCGACCATTCCGGATATCGGGCAAGCTGTTTCTGATCTGGAACAACAAAAGGCCGATGCCTCTGTTCTGGCGTTCATGGCTCGGCGTTAG